TGCGATATAATCAGATATCCCCATCTCGGTTATTTGTGGTACATATTTAATTAACATTGGCTCAGATAATCTAAGCATATTAGATTTTTCTTTTAACTGTTCTTTAGGTAACACACAACAGATTTCTTCACCTGATACTAAACGGATTATTTTAACCATTTGAATTTAGGTCTACACTATGAATTTCGTAAGTAAACCCCTCCTCGTTGTAAATATTTATTCTTTCCTGAAAGTGTGTAAGTGTAAAGTTTTTCTTTTCTTTATATGTTAAATCATCTGATATATCATACAAAGTGGCAACTTGTTTGCTATCACCTATTCTTAAACCTCTACCAATAGATTGTAGATTTCTTATCCTGGATTTACTAGGACTAGCAAAAATAATGTTATGAAGATTCCGTATGTTAATGCCCGTACTGAAAGTCCCATAACTTGCAACGATAATAGCGTTGTCAGATTTTTCTGTAATTTCTCTAACTTGCTCTCGTGCTTCTGCGTCAACTCCACCATAGACAAAAAAGACTTCTCTATCTTTTGCTTTATCTTTAATAATGTCATATAGTTCCTTTCCGTGTTTTTCTACTAACTGAAATAGGCACAATGTATTACCATTAAGTGCTGTCGCTAGATTTCTTATATACTTATTTCTTTTTTCACTTTGAGCTAAATACTCTAATTCTTTATGGTACTTTTCTCCGTAAATAGACTTTGCTTCTGCTTCAGTATGTTTTAAAACTAAACATACAATCTTCAAATCAGCAAGTTGTTTCTTTTCTATTAACTCTTTAGTAGATACAACTTTGTTTACTCTACCAAACAAACCTTCTAAAACTAACTTATGGGTTTTAGTACCATCTAAAGTACCAGTCATACCAATACGATATTTACAATCGGTCAGTTTCGTCATTATTTTAGTTAAAGATACTGCTTTAAATAAATGGGCTTCATCACCTATAACAGCACCGAAGTCAGCGAAAAAAGTTTTTGGGAGTTTATATAGAGATTGCCAAGTAGAGATAACTATTCGTTTACCTTCTTCTATTTCGTATCCGTGGTAGTTTCTACTTACATTATTTTCTACATCAAATCCATATTGTTTAAAGTCTTTGTATAATTGTTCTACTAATGATGTTGTTGGTACTATTATGAGTATGTTGTTGTCTATCATATTAAGATAGTGTCTAACAAGCATATATGAGATAAGTGATTTACCTGACGCAGTAGGCGATAAAATTAATCCTCTTTCATAATCTAAAGCATATTTAAAAGCGTCAATTTGATAGTCCCTCGGTTCGATAGATATATCATAAGAGTCTACTAACGCCTGTATATCGGCGGCTGTATGCGTCTTAATTGTATGAATTTCGTTGATTTCTTCTACTTGTACGTTTTTCTTATTACACCAATCTATAAGATAGGGATATAATCCCACATATAATTGACCTGTAGCATAAGAGTATAATCTAATTTTCCCATCCCATACCCTATTTCTAAATTGAGGTGTAAACTTATATCCTGGAACTTCAAACGAAAGGGCATCGGCCGGATCTAAAAATAGGCTTAAGGCAGAATTTTCATATGAAAGAAAGCCTATTCCACAAATAATTGAATATGGTTTTTATTTTTTGGAAAACTCTAGTTTGTCAAAGCCTAGCTCACCAGACAATTTTTTAACTCAATATAATGATTCTAGCAACGCTTGGAATAAACATAATGTTAAAAATTATTCTCAATTATCTCCGGTTAGTAAAGATAGTTTAGGAAAAAGTGGTTCGTATAGTAACTATTTACCATTTTTTGAAAACTTTCCAAGTGCTGTTGTAGGAAAAAGATTTTATATATTACCTTATTTTACATATAAATTTGATAATGCAGATCCTCTTAAAACTCAATTAGGTGATCAGGTACAGGAATTTTATATGGAAGATCCAGCTCCTGTTGAAGCTAAAATAGAAGCTACTAATGATGCAATATATTGGAGTCCTCATGCGCCACCAGGAGCCCTAGCGGGTGTTTTTAAAAATGGCGTTTCTACATTTGCAAGTGCAGATTTAAAAAGACGTGCTGCTGCTGGTTTATATAGGCCGCCTTATGTTCAAATAAACATAAATTCTAATGTTGAATGGCAATATGTTTCTGGAGCATACAAAGATAATTCTTTGTCAAGAGGGTTTTCTGCCAATTTAACAGAAAATCAAAACACAATTCTTGGTGGGAGATATAATGGAGGAACACTGTCTGATGGTGGAGGAGCTGTTTCTGCATATGGAGGAAGCGGCCCCGATGGCGCTACTATAGTTAGATCTGGTAATGCGTTAAGAATATATGCACCTAAAACTAGTTATAATAAAATAACTGGTGCGGCTGAATGGCCGGGAGGTTTCATAAACGATCAATTACCTTGGAATGGTTCAGAAATGCTTATAAAAGGAGGATATAATATTTATATTTTTCCTGCTTCTTTAGATTTAAAAAAGTTTAGTGTGTCTAGTAATCCTAGAAATTTTAAAAATATTCCAACTAACTATTACCTTAAAGGTGGCTGGTTATTGCAAAATGCGCAAGAAATAATTGAGGTTAGGTATGATACGTCGGGTATTTTAAGTTATCCTAGTATATAATTAATAAAAAATATGGCAGAAAAACAAAAGCCTTTTGAAAAAATATTTCCTTACATTAGCTATAGATACAAATATGATGATGGAGAGTTTTCACCATACGCACCATTTACAGAAGTACAATTTGTTTCAAAAAAACAAGATGCAACTGTATTAAACGATAGGTACGAAAAAGGGTTTAATGTTTCTATGGTTAATGATTTAGAAAACATTGTAATTAACGACGTTCCTAAGGGGCGTGAAGATGTTGTATCTATTGACATACTATATACAGAGTCTATTTCAAGCACGGTCTATATACTAAAAACAATAGAAATAGACCCTGCTGAAAGAGGCCAAGGTACTTTAGACGGTATAATAATATCTAAAAGGGCATTTGGGGCGGCTCTTCCAGATACAGAGTTAACTAGACAGTTTGATTCTGTGCCAAGATCTGCTAAATCTCAAGAGTTTACTGCTAACAGAATAATGTATGGTAATTATTTATCTAAATATAATCAAAATAAAAACGATTTAGGTGGTAAAGGTTTTGAGATGGCTGTTAGCCTTTCGGGTCAGTTAGACCCAGTTTCAGGTCCTTCTGTTAAAACAAACAGAACTTATGATATTGGAGTATCTTATTTAGACAAGTATGGCAGGCAAGGTGGTTTATTAACGCAAACTACAGGTAAAAATACAGATAATACTTCTTTAATAAAAACAGCTTTTTGCTATGAAAGCAGAATAAAATTAGCTGCACAAATTATTAGTGGGCCTCCAAAGTGGGCTAAATATTATAAATATTATATTAAAGATGTTTCAACCGATTTTTTTAATTTAACTGCATTTAATACATATTTAGACGGAGAGCCAGGCGATACAGAAACAGCTAATGTATATTTGCAATTTGATTCTAAGGATAGGAACAAGGTAACAGAAGATTCTTTTTTAATGCCAAGAAGAGATGGCATGTCTGGTACAGATAGTAGAGGTGTTGTTATAGAAGAACTTTCAAGGTTACCTGTATTAGACATTGAAAATGAGGCACCTGATATTGTTAAATCTCAGGTTATTGAAAGAAAAGCTATAAAAAAATTCACTATAGCTAGCGATAACACAACTAGTGTTTCGGCTTTTAATACAAATCAATCTTCTAGCTCTAATACTCCTATACCTGTTAATTCAAACACTTCTAATAATCAAGTATTTTTTATTATGGCTAGAGATATTAATATGGATGAAGCTAATATTATAGCACCTATTAATAGCTATATTACCTCACAAAGTGGTAGTGTATTACTCAACAGGGTAAATATTACTGGATCTCAGGTCGTTGATTTAACTGGATTTTCTGAAAGACTTTGTTTGCAAATAGTAGAAACAGAAAAATCAAATCCGGTAACTACTAAAAAGATACTAGTTGATGAAATAGAGTTTGGTCAAAACGGAAATACAAATGATAGAAATATCCTTAAGTTTACAGTGTCTAGTAGGTTAAATGATGACAATGAAGTAACATCTTTAAAGGGTATAGATGCCGTTCCTACCGGGGGTTGGGATTTTAATTCCACAAGCCAAAAACCAGATATTAAGTTTTTTAAATTAGGTTTATCCGAAGCAGGCCAAAAAAAATTAAAAGGTTCATTTTTTGTTAAAGTTCCTAGAAAAACAGATATTGCTTCTTTTGCAGAAATACCTATAAAGCAAACTGAATTAGATGAAGAAGGCAAAGTAGAAAAAATAAATTTTTTAGATTTTGAAACAGAACCAGGTGATGATTCAAACCTTAATTTATATTGGGAATCGGGAAAAGTTTTTTCAGTTACTGAAGACCACGGAAACACAAATATTATTCCTTGGTCTAATTGTATAGCTACAATAGGTGGTACAAATAACAAAATTTATTTAGAGTCTGTAAAAATACAAGATAAATTTAATTCTACCTCTATGGTTAAGGGTATTAGAGTTAATACACCTGAGCCTAATTACGGAGAAGAACGTAGAAAAAATGGTTTAATATTCTCTGGATTATATAACTCTAGAACTGGTATAAATGAACTAAATAGGTTTAATTTAACAGACGGAATTACAAAAGATCTTGAGCCTAACTATGGCGGCATTCAAAAACTTTTTGCGTTAGATACAAATTTATTAGCATTTTGCGAAGATAAAGTATTTAAAATATTAGCGGATAAAGATGCGTTGTTTAATGCAGACGATGGCGTTAATGTAACTGCTACAAACTTAGTATTAGGCCAAGCAATGGGTTTTGGCGGTAACTATGGAATTAGCACACAT